CCTCTACTGGCGTAAGCATCGTTTGCTGCCAGTGTTCTATGCTGCTCCACCGTCATAAGGTTTGTCTCTAATAACTTGTCATGGTGCATGTGACCCATGTGCGCATAAGAAAACTCTGTTTCACCAAAGACTGATCTAAATTTTGCAACAAAGACATCATCAACACTCTCTGGTTTCTTTTTGTGACCATGATGCCAAAATAATGACACCTTACCGAACACGTAGCAATAATAAGTGTCTGCTGTATTATCAACTGTTATTCTTGGCTCATTGTCATAGAAGGCGTGTAAGAACTCCCTTAACCATACTCCGCTTGCTGGATCGTGATTAGCATCAGCCATGATTATATGCAGCTCTTGATGCTTACTTAACAGCATACTAACTACTTGCCTAATCACCCTAATAACTACTCTGACTAATTTTTGGAATCTGGTGTCAGCGTCAAGTACATGTTTACTAGCAGGCGTTACCGCATCAAAGCCATCCCAATGCAAGAAATCACCTATGTTTGCAAAGACAGCTTTATTAGTCTCAGGTGACAGTTTTATTGCGCTAGAGAACCAGTTGACAAGTGTTTTCTCGGCTATATCTGTGTCCCAATCCTCACCAGCTTCCTCTCCCCATGCTAACATTCCGAAATGATAGTCCGTTATTGTATAAACGTTAATAAGGCTTTGCTGTGATCTTTCAGGTGCTTTTGTTTTTGCTGCTCTTGGTATTTCTTCTGCCAGTGCTTGTATGGCTTGTTCCATCAATTCTTGCTGCTTTTTGTGGTCTATGCTTGTTTTTGACCATTGCAGAACTTGCTTCCCTTCTTTATCGTAAAGTGTTGACGTTCCTTTAAGATGGAAACCTTCTGGAACGGTCTTAACCATGTCATGCTCAGGTGACCATCCACGCCTAGACGCTTTATGCCTCAACCTGTCAATAGTGTTAGTTAATGTTCCCTTTGCCAAGCCCAGCTTCGCCGCAGCCTCTCTTATGCTACTTGTCTCGCATAAAACCTTCACAACCTCACTTTGACGCTTCGTTGTACAAAACTGGATAAGCTCTTGGTAATTGTTTTTATTAGACACTTGTTTCCCCTTTTATAGTAACTTTTTGTATTCTAACACTTTATTTGATTTTAAGGTTTGCAATACTATTGTTGAGCCTGTTCCCGTCTATATTCTTAATCTTTCCTTCGTATCTACCATTGAGAAAAATCCAAGCAATTTTATTTGCTGTGTATTTTTTGCCGAATACCGTTATCTGCCTATACCCTTGACCATCAATGTAACCAGCAATACTCCCGCCTTTTGCCCGTGAATTAAAGTCCGCTTTCCATCTTATTTCTCCGGTTAAGCGGTTATAGATAAATAGCTGCTGAACCTTCTCTTTACTTATCATTCATGTTTACCGTCAAAGATTGGTCTTTGATTTTCATCTAGCTTCCACTCGTACCACTTACCGCACCCGTGACATAGCTTCTTGTTAAGACTTGTGAATAGTAAGAACGGCGCTTGACAGCATGGACTTATAGTTTTCATGTTTTTATCAACCCTTGTTCGAGCATAAGTAACTGCGTCCTGATAACGCCCTCATGATGAGCAAGCTGCAAACTTTCTCTTGAGTAAACAGTGCTAACCCTGCCATCTATTGCGTCATGACAAGATGAGCAGCCATAAGCGCCGTGCATGTCGCTAGACTTCGCACCCATACCACCGCCGCCTAAATGACATAGAACTGTTGTGTCGTCATCGAAGTTGCACACCCCGTAAAGTCGTATCTGGCACTCTTGCCCTTTTGCTGATTTAGTTAATCTACTCATACTTAAAACCTATTTTCATAGGAGTAAAACTACTAAGTGGTTGATTTATTCCCTGACGTTTATCCCTTTTTTCTTTGTTCGGGCTAGCCATCACTTGTCCTCCCTGATATACCTGACTGCTTCTTCTGGTATATGTGAATCGGATGGAGCTGGCTCGTCACACCACACCCAATAATTGCCGTTATCACTATCTGACTCAGGAATAAGATAAATAACGCTAGGAAGCTCTTTGCGCTCTTTCTCTATATCTCGATTAACACATAACTCTAAATATTCACTATTCATCCCTCTTCTCCTCTTGGCGGTCTTGGCCTTTTGCGCTTTTGGTTATCTTACTCATACGCTAAGCGGCCTTGCTTTTGGTGATGATAGGTACTGCAAAGACCCCGAATCATGATAGACACCGTACTTTCCTTCCTTGCCAGTGCCGTGCCTTTGCTTAGCGACATAGATAACGTTGTCTGGAATACCTATTAGCTTTGTTATTTGTTTATTGTCCGCGTCAGTCTTTTCATGTTTTGCCGTTAATATCCTGACTTGATCTTCCTTATCTTTGTTCCTGTGGAATATAACCAAGTTGTCTACAAGGTCAACAATCTCGCCAGCGCCCTTAACATCAAACTTGTCAGGCATTTTACCCTCACGCTCCGACTTCCTTATGTGATGCACTAAGTGAATATGCACGTTATTTCTTCGCGCCGACCACGCAAGCCTATCAACGAAATTCTTCTGAGCGTTGTAATCGTCAAGACCTAAGCCGCACTTAACCAAGGAATCAATAATAATGTGCTCAACACCTAGCTTGTTGGCCGCGTAATCAACTAAACCTAAGATTCTGCTAGATTCTACCGTGTCTATTTGGTCGTACAGCCAGACCTGACCATCAGTTTTCTTAATTAGCTTTCTGATGTAATCTTCTGACGGATTTTGCAACCCACCCATCTGCCTAACGAGCCTGTTTATTGTTGATTTTAACGGCATCTCCAATGAAGCTATCAGCCATTTGCTTACGGGCATAGTAAGTGCGCATATCTGATTAAGGATTTGCGACTTACCGTGACCGTTAATACCCGTCCATAACGTGACTTCGCCGGGACGCAAAGCGAAATCATCATGCGTCTTAGAGAATGGTAGCTTTAAACCGTTATTAGCTTCATCGCTATTGAACGACTCAACGGCTATATCGGAAAGCTCGGTAGCTGAAAGAATATTTTGGCTTTCTTGTACACCAGTAAATGCTATGTACTCAGGATCTTTCAGTAGGTCAATACTATTTAACGTTTTCATTGGACACCCTCATACTGATCAAAATCAGCAACGGGAGAGGATTCAGACTTTCTTCTTCGCTCCCACGTTCTTACTGCTGCCTTCCAGTCCTTCATCCTAGAACTCCCCACCTTCCACCCTACACTTTCATAGTAATCAACAAAAACGTCAGCGTCTATTATGTTTTGCCGTAACGAACAATACTCAGCAACTTCCTCAGAAGAAGGAACAACAAACCGCTTGGCTTTGTTATTATTCAGTCCTTGTTTATTATCAGTCCTTATTAGTGCCTTATTTTCCTGTTCGGGAACTTCCTGTTCTGGATCACCTGTTTGTGGCCTGTCATAAACGCACCAATCGACATGCCCTGTGCTATGCCTTTTCATGCGAATGTAACCTGATTGCTTTAGATTTTTAATAGCAGTTGACACGCCATCTTGCCCTGTACGCTTTTGCTTGGCTAAGTGTGCTAAAGAAATCTGCCAATTGTCAGGCTTGGATAATAGGTAAACTAATAAACCTAAATCCTTCCAATCCAAGTTAGCGTCCTCTATAACTTGATTGCTAATTATAGTGAAATTATGCTCTGGCCTCTGACTACGAATAATCATTTGTAAACGCCAGTCATAACTTCCCTTATAAATTGAGATAGCTTTTCTCGCGTAGAATATCTCGCATGGTCATACCCACCATTAGATATTCGCCTAAGAGTTGGATAAGTCACCCCGGTCTCTTTAACTATGACCGCATGATTCGCAACCTTCAAAAACGATTCAACCCTCTTTCTACTTATTAACATTCTGCCTCTCCCGGTGATTAGTTATTAAATTGTACCTTTATTATCAGATTATTGCAATCTTAATTGCAGCTTTCTCTTTTCTACCCACGCTTTTCTTTCGGTTTCCAAATCTTTAACTGATAACTTCCCGCCTTGCTCCCTTGTTTCTACAGCCATTTCAAGCCTTAAATTATAACCCTGCATCTTGTCATCCACCTGACTCTGATCTTTCTTTTCCTTTTGCGCCATATACAACGGCCTAATATGCTGGTCTAATGGCTTCTCAAATAAATCACTCATTGATAAGCCCATAGCTTCAACAATATCCATTGGTGAATGTCCTGCATGACAATGTATAAGTATGCTCCCTGATGATAGTAGCTTAATTGACATCTGCCCCGTTGATGCGTGACCGCACGGGCATTGCGCCCGCCACGAATCACCACCAGAAGCTCTAACTTTTTCTAAACGTGCAAGCAGAACTTCAACACTCATTAATCACCATCCTTCACAAACTTGCCATCAACCATACTACCCGTGCGCTGGCTGATTGTTTTATACGCTTGCTCCACACATGTCTCCATATCTAAACCCCATGCTTGCGTCTGCATGACTAAGGTTACAAAGATGTCACCGATAGCATCTGTAATTTCTTCAACATCGCGTTCTTCAATAGCTTTCCGTAGCTCGGCTACTTCTTCTTCAGTCTTTTCAAGTTGAGCCATAGGCACTACGTAAGGAAGGATACCTTTCTCATGCCCCCATTGTTCAATAAGCATTTCTAATGTATTTAATCTCACCACTTATCCCCTTCTGTTTTTTCCATCAAGTCAATCATCTTGTTCAAGTACCACCGAGCTTTCTTAGCGTCTTGAAGCGGCTTGCCTTTAGTCCATAATCTAGTGCTTAGATACTTGAGTATGTTTCCGTGACAGTAATGTATGCTGTCCCATTCACCTAGAACGTCCACAATGTAGTCAATAGTTTCAATCTCACCTTCATTGTAGTGAGCGGGGTTATCTACCTCGTCTTCACCGCCAAAGATTGGTCTTTCATTTTCATCTAACTTCCACTTGTAATCTTCAGCTAGATCAGCAGCATCTCGCAATGCAACAGCAACTATTTTGTCCCACTCCTCTGGAGTTATCTCGTCTATAGCGGACATGTTAATCCTCCACCATTATCACGCACTCATCCCGGAGCTGAGCATTTACTTCATTACATATATAGTACGTGTGAACAAAACTAGCAATACATAGGAACGTATGAATAAGGCTTGAGACAATAATTAGATTCTCGTTACCAGACATCGCGCCCATAAAAAAAACTATTCCACTGCCTAGCATGGCAAATCCAAACTCTTTCCTCCCTAAATAGAAGTAGTGAGCGCCAATTCCACCAAGAAACGCGCCTATTAAGTACGCCGCCAACATGCTTTTCTTTTTAGAGTTATACAATACTTCAATTTTCACTTCGTTATTAATCATAGTTATTCCCCGTTAATGATATATTTTAGGTCTGCTGGCGTGTCCAGCCTTAACCCGTACTCATGCAGCATGAACCTATCTATAGTGTCTAGAAATTCACTAAACGTTTTCACATTCATCTTCTCGGTCTGAGCTATCAACTCCCAGAACTGAGTTTGATAATCTTGCAATACAGCAGGATGGTCTTTAATCAATACACAATGGTCGTCGTGATCTTCAAAGAAAATGGCGAAGTCCTCATCCTGAGCAATCAATAATGGCTTCATAAATCTATGCTTCCAGTACAAATTCCATTGCTCTTTATCTCTACCCTTTCCTACACCAGCCAAATCCTTTGCCGCCTGTCCAGCCCATAACCATCTCAACCTAGACTGTGCCGCGCTTCTGGCTTCCTTCTGATCCATAATAGTAACAACCCTTCTGCCTTCAGTATCTAAACTCTCTATGTCTGATATACAATTACGCCTAGCCTCATCAGTTGAGATTACATACCGAGACTTCATTGAGCCTTACCAAAAAAGAAATTGTGCAACGCTTCCACATGGACGTACTGAACCCTATTATCTCCACCCTCTATCTTTATAAGCGAATGAATAGGAACACCAGTAGCCTCGTTTAATGCCTTCTTACTGGTCACTTCAACCAGCTTCTTTACCGTGTCAAACATATATTACCCTCTATTTGTAGTCTACACATCGACATCTTAATGTTTTGCCGATGAAGGTCATCATAAAACAGGTGAATATCAAAGTCAACAATGTATTTCAAAGTAAAAAAAATATATTCTGACAGGCTAAATGTATATAGGGAGTAATAGTTAATATCCCACTGAACGTCCTCTAATAGCCTTTTAAGCCATCTTCTCCTGTTAAAGGTAGTAAGGTTAGGTTATTGGGAATTTTGTGCGTCAAAGGGAGTATGAGTGTATGCAAGCGCGACTCCGAAGGCCACCCCTCGCCTGCACATAAATAAAAGGAATAAAATCTCTCCTGAAAAACAACTTAAAACCATTGGTATCATTGACTTCAGCTTCAATTGATAGGGGGTATTAACTGTTTCTTTGAGATGATGGGGGGGTTTTTGTTTGTGTGTTAAACCATGTATTCACTAATAGCTGTTTGAGCTGCTAAGGTTTACTTGATACTTACAGCAGTACACTTTGAAAAGAGATCGGTTGTTCTTGCTTGGGTTTCTATTCTATATAGTAAGGGAGTAAAGGCACACTTTCACCGGAAAAGATCGGTCATTCTATTCTACTATTAATAAGCGCTGATTTGACTGTAATCTTCAGATTATTGAAACAACCTAAAAAGTCTATTGGATTGTAAACTGTTGGTATAGCTTGCTTTGCATCACCTATTATATCATTAAATAAGGTTTTTTTCTGTTTTTGCTTGTTTTCTTTTTTTCTTTAATATTATAATTTGTCAAACGCCGACACTTGTCAGCGTCTGTAACTAACCAAAGGAAAACAACATGGAAATCAGATTCCCAATAAGATCATCAATTGACATTATCATCCGCTGCCACGATGCAGACGTGCCAGCAAAGTGTACCGCTGCCCTAATTCAAGACAGTGCGGCTTATGGTATTGAGAGCGATGCTATGTTGGCCGATATATATGCCGATACGTTACAAGCGAAGTCAGGTCTAAATGACGAGATATATCAATACAGCCGCAAGGTATTAAATGCACTAGAACAGTCGTTGGGATTTTAAATTTAAATAACTACTAACTAACCAAAGGCAATCAAAATGAAAAACGATATTCAGCAAGAAATAACTCAAACCATTATTGACATGATGGAGACAGCAGGCACGGGATGGGCTAAAGAGTGGGCCGCTATTGATGCGCCGCATAATATAGCAAGCGGGAAAAACTATTCGGGTATTAATACCATGGTTTTATCATCATCTGCCGTGCGCGGTGGTTACTCTTCCAATATATGGGGGACTTACAAACAGTGGGCTGACAAAGGCGCGCAAGTAAAAAAGGGAGAAAAAGCAACCGGCGGCATTTTCTACAAGACATTGCTTATCAAAGATAAAGAAACAGACGAAAAGAAAAAAATCCCAATGCTGCGAGAATTTAAACTATTCAATGCTGATCAAGTTGATGGATATGAGATACCAGCCAGAATAGAGCGCGAAGAAATAGAGCGTATTGCTGCTGTAGACAAATACATTAAAGCAACTGGCGCATCAATTGGTCATGGCGGTGATAGTGCTTTTTTCTCTCCATTTGATGACCGTATTCAAATGCCAAACGCCGATACATTCACAAGCGCTCAAACGTATTATGGTACGTTGCTGCATGAGCTGACACACTGGACGGGCCACAAGGCAAGGCTGGATCGTTTAACTCATGCGCGCTTCGGATCTGATGACTACGCAAAAGAGGAGTTAGTTGCAGAACTTGGCGCGGCGTTTCAATGCCAATCGTTAAACATAACAAGTGAACCGATGGAGAACCACGCAAAATATTTGAACGGTTGGATCAAAGTGTTGAAAGCTGATAAAAAAGCGATCTTTAAAGCTGCTGCACTAGCTCAACGTGCTGTTACATTCATCGAGACATTTAGCGACGAAAGCGAACTCGCTCAATCAGCTTAGGTGATAG